AAGGCACGATATGGGCCGTTGTCTCCCGCCATCACAGCCATCGTAATCACTTCATCCACGATCCCTGGTAGTTCTCTGCCAGTTTTAGACCCTTCGATCTGTAACGCATATTGTTTGCGTCCATAATCATCGGTAACTTCATCTAAAATACCAACAAAGACCACGTTCTTTGAGCGAATATGTTGTAGCTGTGTAAGCCACCCCATCATTTCACGTCCATGCAAACCATATGCTGCACGAGTATCAAGCTTTCCTGTTCTATCTGATCTTGAGTCGGGTTGCTGTGTACACCATTGAAAACACAAGCGCCCTGCAACCGTAATAGAATCAATGAACAGAGTTTCATACTTACTAATTGTTTCCTCTGGTTCACCAAAATACTGACACACATTATCATAATGCGCTTCACTATATGGTTGATCCTCTGCCAAAGAAGGGTTTGGCCCTCCTAAGTAACACGCAAAGTCACGACAATCTGCCCATGTTTTGGGGCGGATTACATCAATCTCATATCCTTCAATTGCTGCGTCCCCCGCTTCCAAATCCATGAACAGTGTTGAGTGTGGCTCTAATGTTCGAGCCAAGGTTGTTTTGCCAACACCGCTTGCACCGCAAATCACGATCTTGTGACCACGCTTTTCCGCAAGACGCTGTTCAGCAGATATAATTTGTAAACTCATATTAATTATCCACTTCCACTGTAAATCCACCAACTTCAACGCTACGGCAAGGTTCAAGTAACGATTTGATAGCGGGTGGTGCTGCTGTATACTTACGCTCTTCAACTGCAAGCGTAAGCTTCCCATAGTGCCGTGCATCTTCTGGAGCCATTGCCTCCAATACACTGCCTAACTCATCCTGATCCCACACGACCTTTTTGCGAATCACAGCTTTAAGCTTCTGATTACCTGCAATCATATGTGTGGTGCCAAAATCTTTACCATCTGCCCGTAATGCATCACGAGCTTGGGTATAAAAAGTGTCTTTGATTTGCTCTTCAAGATCCTTGAGTTCACTCTTAAGCATATTAATATGCTCTTTAAGCTCATCTCTTTCACTGAGCAGTTTTGTACTGTCCATAATAATATTCCTTAAATTCTAGAACCCTAAACTTAGGAATTAAAAGAATATCTGTCAACTATTTTTTTTTGGAAAGGTAAATATCTATATTATGAACAGCTTTCATAAGCTTCTTTTTTAGTTTAAATTCAGGGGTTTCCACACCTTTTGCGTCTTCAATCACATGTTCCCAAACACCGTCTTTATCTTCTCTGTCATATTTAAAGTCGGCTATGTATGTGCAGATCTTTTGTCCGTTTATAGAGATAATGAACTTTGGCTGTAGTTCTAAATTCTTTACTCGACCTGCTTTTTCTAAAGACTTCAGATAAAGATAACGTTGTGATTCCCATTTAGAGTCAAATTTTATTCCGTCAACCACAGTTTTCTTGTTGCCGTACTTGGGTCTTGACCTTTTTGTTTTGGGATTATATGTTAAGTTTAAGTACATTATGGGAGTTATGCTAATGGCTAAATCACCTAAATACAAGTCTATAGGTGTTAATACGGATACTTACGAAAAGGTTGTGCATATGGCACATGTAGAACGCCGAAACATTTCAACACAACTAGCGATTCTAGTTGATGAAGCATATGACAAAATGAATTTGAAAAAATCAAATCAACCCCCTTATCGCACACGAAAAAGAGCTACAGCAGTTGTTGGCGGTTTATCCGCAGTTGTGGACAATTAAAGAAGATCCGCGTTACCAAGACCGCCTAGTAGTGTTGCCGCAATTGCTGGGTTTTCTTTTGCTCTTTGTCTAATGGTTTTTGCCACAGCGTTCCGTCTTATCTGTTCTATTGGTGATAATGGAACAGATGGTGCTGTTTGTCTTCTAACATTTGGTAATGGTGGAGGGAAAAAACCACCAGGCTGAACATTAGGAACATTTGTTTTGTTTTGTGCTTGTTCAAAAGAACCTAGACCAGCTAATCTAGGCACTGTTTGTTTAACCGCCCTAGATCCTTGACTTGCTGCCCTTAATCCGCCGCTTAAAATCTTACCTGCTTTTGATGCAGATCCACCAATATCAAGACCTTCATCAACCATAGATTGGTTAAGAGCGCCTAACATTGCTCTTGCTTGTGCTTTAGGGTCATTTCCTGCTGCCCTTCTAGCCGCTAAAAAAGCTTTTGCCGCCTCAGGTGTTCCTACAGCATTAGTAATAACTTTAGCTCTACCAACAGTTGCAAGTGTGTTTATGGGATGTTTAAAAAAGTTTGCCCAAATTGAGCCTGCTGCAATTGCACCTTCCTTACCTACATCACCTAAATCCACTAAATCATCAGCAAACCCTTGTATAGCTGCCTCTGTATCTTCACCTAATATTTGTTTTAAAGTTCCTCTTTTATATTTTTTAAGAACCTCTTTTAATGAACCCGCCTTTTTAGAGTTAGAAAACACCTGGTCATCAACAACAGATAAAATGTCTTGCAAAACAACGTTCTTCATATTTTGTTTAAATTCTGGGTTATCGTCAAAGAAACGCATTATTTTTATAACTTCGTTCTGACTAAGATTGGGTTGAGTTAACGCTTGCGCAACAGCATCAAAAGTTTCGTACTCATTATCATTTAATTTTTTAAGAATTGTTCTTCTGTTTGCATTATTTAAATTAACTTGAGCATCCAAAAGATCTTTCATTCCTAAAGCTATTGGACTAGTGCCATTTAAATCTAATATTTTATCTACTTCATTCTTTGTAATATTGTTTTTTGCGCTTGTAATTGATATTTCATTAGCAAGTTCATTAATTTTTTTCCAATCTTTTCCAAACAGTTTTGGTCCTGTTGTTCCAAGACTTCTAACTCTATCGGCAAAAGTTCTTCCATTAAATCTATCAGGATTTAATTCATCAATTTTACCTTTTTGCAAAGCGTCTTTTAAAAAACTACGAGCGAATGCATCTTTTAGTTCTTGAGGATTGTCTGCTGCTTTTAAAACTGCTTCTAAAGTTTCAGGAGAATCTCCCTTAATAACATTGTCAACAAACCTATCAGATATTGCTTTAGGCTCATAACCGTCTAATCTTTGCAATTCACGAACAGATCTGACTAATCTTAATTGAGCAAGCTTTTCAAATCTTTGAATGCCCTCTCTATAATTAGCCATCGCTATTTTTCTCTTCTTAGCTGCTAATTTTAATTTTGTTAAATCCGCTGTGCCTCTCAAAGAATTTGGATCAATCATATTTTCAATTAATCTAGTGTCCATCATGTCATCTATTGTGCCACGAAGAGATTCTAAAACACCAAAAGCTTTTGTAGAAACATTACCACCGAAATATAAACTATCATTTATACTTTTTCTTAAATTAGTTAAATCTCTAAATGTTGCGCCTTCTGCATTTGTAGTTTTTAAAAAAGTATTTATTTCTGTCGCTGCGGGATCAGCTAAATTTCTCATTTCTTTCATGTAATCATCAAGTGGGGATCTCAAACCACTTACATTAAAAAGAGGTATTTTATCTCCACTAATTGGAACACGTTTACCTGTTTCTGGGTCTAATATTTTTTGTTTACTTTTTATTTGACTTAAAATTGTATCAACTTCATCAAACTGATCTACTGTATCATTTCCAAATTTAGCAAAAGCATCAGTTATTGCTTTTAAGGTACTGGCGTTTAAATCTACATTTGAATCTACAGATTTTGTAAGCAAATTAATACTATCATCAACTGCTTTTAATATTTTTTTCTGACTAGAGTTTCTAATTTTTGTAAGTTCATCAAATTTTCTAGGTGTTAAAGTAGATGCCATTTCTCCTAATTCTTCTACTTCTGTTCCTTTTAATCCTTGTAAAAATTGATCTTTTTCTGATAATGCCACTTTAACATTATTTTGTATTCTGCCTTCTACTTTTCCTATATTTTCAAGCATCTTTTGTCCAAAACCTAAAAATCTTGGAGCGCCCATAGCTTCCATAGAAGGAACATAATCTCTTTCAACCATGCTCTCCATTCTTGCTAATCTGTTTTCAGCTAACTCTTCTGCACTGCCTGCGCCTGTGACTCTACCCGCAAGATTTCTACCACCGCCCACAATTCTTCTACCCGCACCAATAACTGCGGCACCTAATACTTCACCACCCGCTCCAATCAGACCTTCAACCGCAACATCTTTAGCAACATCACCAAATCCTTGAGTTTGTACTCCGAGAAATTGTTCAATTGATTCTTCAATAGCTTGTCCTGTTGCGCCACCTATACCCGCACCCGCTATAGCGCCAAAACCGAGAGAGGGACCACCACCTATGATTGCACCTGCTATTGAGCCTACAGTTTCTGGTAAAATTCCTGCAAGATCAGAAAAATCTCTCATTGAAAAACCTTCGTCTTCAATAATGATATTTTTATCTGTCGCATCCATACCACGAATTTTTTGACCTGTAGGTGTTAGCGCAAGTCTACCACCACTGTCTCTGACATAACCATCTTCACCAACTATACGTTTTAATATGGCTTCTCGATCTTCTTCAGTTTCTCCAAAAGACATAAGAGAGCGAAGTCTACCATCGGCTCCAGACTTGTAATCAAAATTATTTAAATCTCTACCTTGTCTTTCATTGGACATTTCTTGTAAAGATTTTCCGCTTTGCAAACTAGAAAATGACATAGAAGTTAAAAGATCAGAAACATCTTCGTTAGAAGCATCACTTTTTATAGCTCTAAAAGCTTCCAATTTTTGTTTATCATTTAAGGCTCCAGACTTTATGCCTCTGAATAGTGTAAGTTTAGTTCTATCATCCATTATTTTTTCTCTTGAGATGATGGTAAAATATTTGAAAAGGCTGAACTGTTTAAATAACTTTCAAGTTCAGCCTGATCTTCTTCTCCAAGCGGACCAGAATCCAATCTAGATGCTATATCTGTATTGTTATAATAATCTAATGTTCTTAAAGCTTCTATAATCTGACGTTCTTTTTTAACAATAATATCATCATAAAGCTCTGTTAATTTTCCTCTCAATCTATCCTCGTTTTCAAACAAAGTAACATCACCAACAATACTTCTTACAAGCTCCCTATCCGCGTCTGAAATTGTTTTACCTGCTTCACCTAAAATTTCTTTAGCGTTTTGAGCTTGCAGTTTAGTTAAAAACAATTTTAATTTTTCTGTATCATTTGCTCCACTTAAGCCAATACCAAATGCAGCAGCTAATGAATCTACTTTATCAAGCGTAAATCTTGCAACATTTGTTCCTTTAGCTAAATCAAAACCATCTGCAAATTTTTGTTTTGAGCTTTGTAAATCACGATAAGCAGCGGCGAGTGATCGGTAAGCATCTCTTCCAGAATCTGCAATAATACCTCTTCCACCTTGATTGGTGTTTGGATCGGCGTCATATATGCGAATATCAAAAATACCAGAAGCAGCTTCATCACCAGATCCAAATAAATTCATTGTTGTTGGAGTTTCTCGATAAAGTTTTTTACCTTCAGGCGTTTTTAAAGCTTCTGCCACAACACTTGACCACATTGACCCAGGCAAAACATCAAATTGTTTAGAAAAGTTTTCATTTTTTCTTAACGCATCTAATTCTTGTAAATTAAGAGATTGTAATTTTCCCTTTTCAAGACCTGCTATAGTTCCACTTATGCCCTCGCCTTTAGGTATGATGTAATAATCAGTGCGTTGTTTTAATTTTTCTTCGGCTGCACGATCAGTAGCTTTATCCACTGCTTGTGACTCAAGAGCATATTTTCCAGCAGCTATCATGTCATTTCTAGCTTCTTTTTTAGCTGCTTCTAGTTTTGGAAGAGCAACTTCACCCGCTTGACCAACTGCTCTTAATATATTTCCTACGTTAAAACCACTTCCCGCTCTATTTTGCATAAGCGCAAGACCAAGAGACATTAAAGCCGAACTTTTGTCTGGTTTACCGCTAATATCTATTCCTGTAGCTTCCGCAAAAGCTCTTTTGTATTCTTTTATACTTCTTTCAGTTGGCTTATATGGAGCGGCATCTCTAGCAGAATTTATAAATTCATCCATACTAGATAAAAAAGCAGTGGTAGCAGCATCCTCATTAGGATTGTTGTCTTGCCCTTGACCCGCAACTAAATCTACAACTGGTTGTGACTTTAATCCGCCTTGCATCTCTGTAAGAGCAGCTTCTGTTTTTCTAAAGTCTTCTTGATTTTGTTTTTTTTCTTCTACTGCTGCTTTGGCAATTTCATCAAAGTTTACTCTAGGCTGTATAGCTATCTCTGGGCTTGGTTTAAAAATATCTTCTTGTTCTTCTACAACAGATGATTTTTTAGATAATGGGGATTCACCTACTTTATACGGTTGATTTTGTTGACTTAGGCCACCTGCCTGTATGGTTTGATAGAAACTATTCAAACCTCTTTGTAAATTATCAATTAGAGTAGCAGGGTTATCTTTTTTAACAAATCCACTTTTAGCAATTTCTGCTTCTTTTTTAGTCATAGGAACACCACCTACACCACGCTTCATTAGTTCCGTGTTGAAAGGATCAAGTGAAAGTGTAGGTTTAGCCATCTTATGCCCTCTTATTATGCTTGGTTAATGCCCTGAAGCGTTGTGTAAGCCCCAAGACCAGAGAGGAATGGGTTAGCAGGAGGCGCATAACCTGCCTGGGTTTGTGAGTATATTCCCGCTGAAGGTGTACCCGTGAGCGCACCGTAAGCAAATTGATATGGTAGCAACGCCTGCTCTGTTGGACGCTGATACTCTTGTCTTGCTGTATCTATCATTTGTTGACGATATGCACGTTCCGCTTCGCCTACGCCTGTCATAAACGCAAGATCCGCAGGCTGTAATGCTGAATAAACACGACCAATATCTGCGGTCGTTCCTGCTAGAGAGCCAAATTGACTGCCTAAACCACCGTATGCTGTGCCAAGTTGACCAACAGATTGACCAAGACCACCCAATAAACGACCTGCCTCTAGGTCACGAGTTTGTCCTTGCTGATAAGCTTGCTGCGATGCAGCGAGAGCTTGCATGTAGTTTTTGTTTCTTAAATCCGCTGCGGCTTTTGATTTTGCATCAAGAATGCTTCTTTCTACTTCAGCCGCTTGTATGCCTTGTCTTGAACCGCCAAAGGCACCACGACCCACAGCTTGTGCAGCAGCACGTTGTCGAGCCACGTTTCCTTGACGCTCAATGTCTTTTTCAACTTCTTCAATAACGCCTGTTGTGTACGGGGACATAAAATCTGATACATAAGTAGATGGTTTGTACATGCCCTGACCCGATTGAACGGCAGTCTTCGCAGTTGGAAAGTAATCTTCAGCATCAGCGATTTGACCAATACCACTTTCTATTGCGCCAACGCCAGATTCTGTTGCGTCCCCTGCGGTATCAAAAAAGTCAGAATATCTTTCTAAAAAGTCTGGCCTGCCATCATTGTCTAGGTCTTCCATAACAAATTGAGATGCAAATGTTTCTGGTCCAAGACCTACAATTGCACCTGTTTCTGGATCACGACCTATCTGGCCTGCCATTTGATATGGTGCTACGCGAAATAAATTAGGATCTTGTATAATCCCACCAGACAAATCACCGTCTGTTTCAGTTCCAAATATACCGCTTAATAAGGCTTTTTCTAAACGCTCAATATACTCTGGGCGGCGTTGTACTGTTTCCGCTCTGCTTACCATTTCTTCAGCCATAGTTATCCGCCCTATCTTCTAACTTGTTCATCATTGAATAAGCTTTTTCAATGCCACGATTTGAATCGCCATCACCAAGACCTTTTACAGCGTCTTTTGTAAACACAAATTCACCCGCCATGAGCATAGCAGGAACGTCATCTTTTTGACCAGAACCCTCAGATGGCATAATGCCACCTGTGCGCCTTGGAAAATATTGGTCATCAATATAGCCACCAGCCGCATATTTGTTCGGGATATTAATTCTTATATCGCCTTCTCCACCAAACGGTCTACTGATTGACGTTGGAACTTCATCATCTTTGTTGAACATAGACAATACTTGAGAGCCAAGACCACTAAATAAAGCCTCTCCCGCTTTAGTGTTTAAAAAATTTGCCACCTTACCTTCACTAAGAAAGCCGCCATCTACCAAAGCTTTAGCAATACCAAGTGTGCCTTCACCTTGTTTAAAAACTGGATCAATGCCACCTGACTTTGAAACAACATCTGCAACTTTAGAAGTTGCTTGTGATATTTCATCTGCTTTAGGAGCACTCATGGGAACTTGAGCAATTCCTTTAGCAACAGAATCTGTTTTCTTGTCACCACCAAACAAACTGTCTAAACTAAATCCGTCTGAGCCAAGTCCTTGTTGAAGAAGTGCAGGAATAGCTGTTCCAAGCGCAGCAATGTTACCGCCTTTTTTGCCTCCAAGAATCCTACCAGTAAGATAATTACCTAATAAATTTGCAAAAAAAGACATATTTTAAGATATCCAAAGCAGTTTATATATTTTTAGCATACTATTTCCTAATTTCAAAGTGCCACTCCTAAATTATCTTAGCCACTCGTAAATCTTCTTAGTTTCTTCTTTTCGGTGTTTCAATCCATTGTATCCACCATTGATACGTTTTGTTAAACTCTTGATTGTATCATCATTTACACCTTCATCACAAATTTCCCATAAATTATTTCTTTTAAAGAACCAAATTGCACTCTCCATTGGGTACTTTGTAGCTACAAGATCAGGGTCTTTCATCACTTCAGGCAAATTCATATCATCCGCAAACATAGCATAATTTTCTTTAAACGTGCATTGTAGAAATCCGCGTCCACGCCATAAATAGCCTTGTCCCTCATTGCCGTAACGGTGTCCGTAAACTCGATCTGCTAATGCTTGTGGGTTACGAGCACAGCTTTCAGCTTCGCCTTCTGTTTTAAAATATTTACCAAATACTTTGAGAATAGATTCAGTAGAATAGTTTAAATTTTCTTCTGTGTATCTGAACGTACCGCTCTCATGCACAAGCTGCCCAAGAAAATGAGCACCTCTTTCTGGATTTAAAACATAATGGTGACAAATCTTTTTTGCAGTGTTGGGGCCAAACGCACCATCAGGCGTGGCTCCTATTTTTTCTTGCAATGTCTTTAATGCTTCACTCATTTGGGGCTTTCCTTCTATCTCTTAATGTCTGTAAGTCTTTCTCTTTCTTACCACCATCATACTCCCAGGCGTAGCCTTGCTCTATCATAGTCTCATTTATAGAATACTTTGCATCTTCATCTTTGTAGAACCAACCAAGCATCCTGCCGTACTTACCGTCTTTTTCAGTTCTTACTATTAATTTATCAGATGCTTCTAACATACCTGTAAGATGGTCTTTAGCCTCAAGACCCATAGCTTTCTCCTCTAAATCTCTTGTTCGGCTCTCTGGAGTATCTATGCCTGCAAGTCTTACTCGTTCTTTCTTTGTCAGATCAAAGCCAAGATCAATGATTACGTCTACCGTATCACCGTCCACGACTCTATCTATTGAAGAAACAAAGTAAGTGTACATTAGTTTTCAACCTCTTTTGATCCGCAAACACGTTCATATACCATATCGTCCATGTAGGCTTCTGCCCATTTATTCTCAGTAAAAGTACAGAATACCCAAAGATCATTCACATCATCGTTTAAAATGTCTATAATGTCTTGTTGCGCTGATAATTGGCCTTGTAAGTGTTCAATATCGTGAACGATGTTACTGATATACCACACCAAACCAACTAATTGCACAGCCATAGCAAAGACTAATGCTACTGGTATTTTTAAATCACCCATTTGATTTGCCACCTACATAGCCGCCGACCACACCGATCACACCTGTCATGCTCATTTGCAACAAGCCTATGATGTTTTCATCAAGCTCACCACCGTGTTCATTTGCCATCTTAAATTCGTCATAAACTATCAAACCAAGTATGCCCATAAGTCCTATGGCAAGAACTAACACAACAATATCTTTCATGTATTTCATTTTTTACTATCTGTCTTTTTAAGCTTGTCAAATGACCTCATACCACCAATTCCAAGCATGCCGAGCAACAAGGGCATCATTACTGACATATCTGCTTGTGGTATCTCAAAACCAAATCCTAAAGCAATTGGGGCAATCATGTAATTTATACCAAGCGATATGCCTGCGATCCATCCAATAAGGGGTCGCCACGATGCCTGAAACCAATTGCCTTGCGCATCAGCTTGCAAAATTTTTAATTGTTGCATCATAAGGGCTTGAGAGTTTTTCTCAGCCATTGTTGCAATTTCGTGAGCTAATTTAGCCTTTTGATCTTTGTCTTCAATTACCTTGTCAAGAATATTACTTACTGGATCAACCAGCTTTCCTAGTAAATCAATCATCAGTCTCCCTCCATCTGAATGCTTGTTTTCTTATTTTCTGCTTTTGCGCTGTAGGCATTAAATCCCATAAAAGCAGCTACAACGCCACTAGCTGCAATAACGTAAACACTTGCAATATCTGTAATTAGGCTTGCTGCTTTATCAAATCCAAGCACAGAAGCAAGTAGAATAATAAATGGGTAGATCAACATTCCCATAAGAGCAAAGCCTGTAAAACGCCTCTCTGCGTTGCGTTTCAAGTCTCTGTCAATCATCTCCAATCTACGATCTTCCAGAGCTAATTTGTTCCACTCAGCCCGTTCTATAACGCCGTTGTTATTTAAATCGGCTTTACTAAACTCTGTCATCTTTTCGCCCTCGCATACGCAATTGCTATTCTTTTTTCCCGCGTGATTATAACAACTTTACCAGATTTGTCATATATTATGTATTTCTTGCCAAATTCTCTAAGTGTCACAACTCTATTTGAATACAAACTATTTTTGATTTATCGTTCGTTACAAGAACTTTAGCCTCATCTTTTGCTAATTCGCAAAGTTCTTTTTTAGTGTAGCTGCCAATATGATAGTGTTGAAACTCATTACCGTTAGCTGCGCCAGTTGTTAGTTGAACCCAAAGTAGAACCCACATTTACCACCTACCCTGCTTGCTTCCCCAAAGATAAAACAACCCAAACAATAAAGCGGCCCCTATACCAAATATAACAAATCCTATTGCAAAATTTATCACAGCATCTATTTGCTCTTGCTTTCGGTAAAGCTCGTCTTTTCTTTGTTTTCTCATTTGCGCCTCTATCTGCAAAACTTCTTTCCATGCACTAGGTCCGTATGTCCAAGAAATATGATCTTTAATTTCATTTCTCATTTGCTCCATCTTTTTCTTATTGGCAAAGATCTCAATCGCTGTTTCCTCATCAGAACCCTTGAACGTCTTCTTCCAAAATGGCGGATCTTTTTCTCGCTTTTCTATTTCATTGAAATCACTGAAAGCCTTGCCCCAAGTAGACAATTGGCTAGTCATATCTTGAAAATCGCGCCCTGCTGCAACGGCACCTTTTAAAGCTTTAAATGCTCCTGTCGCTAGAGCAACACAAGATACAGGGTCCATATCAGGCTTCCCCTGATATAGCCTCTGGTGCTGTTGCGAAAATACGAACGCCTTTTGATTCAGATCCTGTCCAAGGGTTGCCGCACTGAGGGCAATTACCACTTGGATATGATGCAATTTCTTCGGGAGTATCAACCGCATTATCACAAGAAGCACAGTGAATTAAGTCTTGGCTTGTCGATGGCTTCCATTTAGAGCCATTTGACATGATAAGAATAGTATCATCACTCATGTTGTTGTCACCGTTACTGTTCCCACAGATCCTGTTGCACTAGAACCACGAACATGGGGAACATTTGTTCGGGTTATTTTTACAAATCCATCTTGCTGAAATAAAGCTCCAGTTTCAAGTCCAGAATCATCTGTTTGTAAATCAGTTAAGGTAAGCTTTGTTGCCCTTTCTTCTCCAGGGTTCTGCTGTTGCTCCATATATATAGCAAAACTTCGCGTTAAATTTGCAAAGTATTGTTGATCGTACTCTGTAGGGGGTACAGCAAAAAAGGGAAGAATAAGATTTCTGGACACTATCTTCTCCCATCAGGCCGTATATCCAACCGTGGAGAACCAAGCCGCCAACCAACACCCGTTGCTGTGGATTCTACCCGAACAGCAAAACTTCTACCCCGCAAACGCAAATGGACTTGATCCGTAAACTGCTCAACAGGCACTGATGCAGACTTTGTTACCGCACTTGATGTTGACTGTAGATAATTACCCCCAGGGAAATTTCTTGTTTTTATAGTTATATTTGCAGATGGACTACCTGCGGTAGAGCCTCTAAATGTCAGGTCTGGAATCATTCTACGAATGAACGCAAACTGTTCTCCATCTCCTATGTCAAGTTGGCTTGATTCAATATAAGCAGTAAGTGCTGACCCATCATCATCAAATCCAGATTCTTGAGTGTAGAGATAGTTGTTTGGCCCTGCTGCAATAGGGTTGTCGAAGATACCACGATCCATCCAATAACTTCTTGCAAGTGAACCATAATACCAAACTTTCTGTTCGTAATTATAAACTACATATCTATCATTGTTGTCACTAGATGCTGAAGGATAAAACCACCATATTTCAGAAAAAGCTGTATTAGTTGCAGCTACAATTTTTTCACGTTGTAAAAGATTAAAATCATCAAATACAAAATCTCTTACAGAACAAGGCAGTCTTTGTACTGTACCACCGTACACATAAAACTCTTTCAGTCCCATCCAGAACACGTTGTCTTCTACGGCAACTGCGGAGAGCGGCCCCATAGTTGTAATGTTTTCTGACACAAGGTTTACACCAAAGGTAAACGGCGGTCCTAAGAACTGCATAGCGTAGAGAGACTCATCTGTAAAAACAAGTATTTGCTGCCTTGTTTCAACTGCACTAACTATTTCAGAACCAGATCCAAGTCTTAATTCACCCGCAGTATTTGCTGCTGTTGTTGCCCAATCAGTCAAAGATTCTTGAGATGAAAAGCGTATGGCTAGTGGATCTTGAACTCCAGGGTTCGCTTCTGTGTCACAGCCAAATGCTATGATGTGCCTGTCTCTATCCGAAACCATAATCTGTTTGGCAATAGTTGGTGCGCTAGTTGACCCTGATAAGGAGCTAAGATTAACCGCTCTCGTTGCAAAACCACCTGTTTTATCCCAATAATAAATACCACCGTTACGGACATTTATAAGAAGATCTTCACCAAAGTTATCATGTGACCAGATACGCAAGGTGTTTGTAACAATAGGTGTGGTAGCCGCTTGACCCCAACCATCACTACCCCAAGTACCAACACCCCAACCCGCGCCTGTTGCAGTTGTGTCTAGTCCGACACTTACTTGATAAGTTCCAACTATAGATCCACCACCGTTTCCTGAGTCTGATCCACTTGCATTTACCAAGCTAGGAACCAAGGCACCATTTACAGTTATACTGGCTATAGTTGTGCCTGCGGCACGAGCAGAAATCTTATAACTGTTAGCGTTTATTATCTCTGTAATGTTGTATTCTTGGTTTAATACGGCTGCGGTTATATTACCACCAAGACTTGCGGCACCGCTGAAGGTTACAAAGTCATTTACCACCGCACCATGTGCTGTGTCTGTCACTGTAATTACTGATGATCCGTTAGTGGCAGCAAAGGTCACATCACCCGCCGCTGTTGTACTTCTAATCGGTGTTATGTCGTTAAAGGCACCACCGTCTTGGTTTATGTAATACTTTAGTGAGGTGCCAATGCCGATTAGTCGGCTGTTATCTAATGCAACCCAAGGGTGCATGGCTCTTGCTGTACCTAAGTACGATGCAGGCGTAAACTTTGACCAACCACCAATCTTCTCAGGCATACCAAAACGAAAGCGTACCTTGTCTACATCAAACCAACCGCCCTCATTGGTGTAAGAGGTAGTCTCTCGATTGACACCTGGTTTGAACTGGAGTTTGGTTAGTGGCATTTAGCATCCTATGAGTTAAGTGCGGTTAAATCGTCCCAAACACGTTGAGCATGTGCAGCAGCATCAAAAGCTGTTGTTGCATTTGGATCTTCATCTGTTGGAGCAGGATCTGTCCAACCACCCGCTGATGCCTGTGCAGCAAGATATGTTTGTAAATCAGACTGAGAAGCTACTTCTTCTATCGCACCAGATATATCTGCACCATCGTCTGATATACCGATCATAATCCAATCTTGTGGACTAGCTGTGCCACTATCTGCAACTGGATACATACCGCCTGTTGATTGCGTCACCCCAAACTTTAACCAAGTTGGAATCGTGCCATCTGATTCGAGTCTATACTTTACTACTTTGTGTGCCATCTGTCTTGTCCTCTAGCTGTGGAGTGTTAGTCAAAGATGTTCTGTCCATGATATCAAAACCACGACTGTTTGCAAAGTCTGTTGGGCAGTGCGCCCACTTTTCTGCACAAGCCTCTAACCACTGTACCGTATGTTGATGCTCTGGTGCTTTACCTTCTTTGATAATAGAGTTTTCCCACTGTAAATACGAGAAGACTTCTGCTTGTGCTTGCGCTGCGTTGATGCCTAGATCAAAGATGTAGATAAGATTGCCCTCATCTATCTGACCGTTACGACTTCTAGCTGCGTTCAATGCCTGCTTCATACAAGTCATAATGTGGTACTTAATTTCTTCTAATTCGTAATCCTCTTCGGTAAGCTCATCCTTGCCGATTTTCTTCATCAGATTGTCATACTGATTAGTAAAGAAGTTTAGCTTTCTAACTGCACCTTCTACATACCCACGAGAGCTTGCCGCCTGTGCTTGCTTTTCGTTAATCTTCACCTCAAGCATTTCACGCTCAAGATCGTCTGTCTCAGTCTCAAGCTTACGTTCTAGCTTTTTGAGTTTTACTTCCTCTTTCTTCATCTTGAAGTAGCCCTCTTGCAAGGCTGCTTTAGTCTTCTCAATCTCAGCTAAACTGTGCTTAATAGAACGGATAGGAGTAATAGCCGTAACATCAAGTGTAACGCTCATCATCTGGGAGTGTGACTTGTAAAAGTTACTAGAGGCCTTTGCGATTGCAGGAGCTTTTTCCTGTATGTTTGCCAACATAGATTTATATTCAGGCTTCGCTTGTGGAAGCTGAATATTAATGTCTGGTGTTATTGACGTAAGTTCTGTTGTTGTATCTTTAGGCATGTGAAGATCCACGGTCTTTAGAAAGATTGCAATTTAACTCAGAGTATAACACTTTTGTTAAGTCTTTACATCTTTTCATTACCCAATCTGGAAGCACAACAGGATTAAACTGTCTTTGTATTTTACTTCTTATATCGTGCATACCCTTCATGTTGTTAGCCTCGTCATTCTCAAGCACAACTTGATCTATTTTCTGAGTGTTGTGAATAAATTGATTTTCTCCAATGTGGATATAAATTTTTTTCAAAACTTCTTGCGTGTTTTTAATTAACTCATCATACGAAACAAATAAAAAACTTGGGTCTTTTGTTTTTGCAGCCTCAAGAGTAGCGGCAAAAGAAGCCATCAATAAATGATTGCCATGCGTAAGGATTTTTTCATACGGGGTTTCTCCATTGTTTTTAAGATAAATACGAGCGTAAGAAGCAACAACTTCTTCCATTGGTCTTACCATAACAATAGATCGTATGTTTTGATCTATGTAGTTTCTCGCCATGTTTATGTTAAATTGATTTACCCAAGGACGGCACTTATCAAACACAACTTTATTTTCTGCATCTGGATAATATATTTTTGGAATACTTTTTAAAAGACTTTTTTTAAAAGAAAGATGTTTTCCTGCGCCTTTTAATTGCTCACTTGCATTTTCTTCACAAGAAATTTTAGTATCCCACATAACTTGGCAAAGGGCTGAATTACTTTCTATATGAATGTTAGAATTTTGCGCAAGTATATTAGATAGCAACGTTGATCCCGTTCGTGGCAAACCTGCTAACAAAACCATTTTCTTAAATGCAGCCATTAAAATGTAATACTCCCTGAACTTGTAAAGGTATATACATAATCTGAGCCAACTGTTGTTTCAGATCCACCAGTTCTTGCAGATGCCGCTGAAGACGATTTTATAATAATTATACCAGATCCACCATTTCCACCTCGGTTTGATGCTCCAGATCGCATTCCGCCGCCGCCGCCACCTGTGTTTGATGTGCCAGAGTACCCATTTACGTTAAATGAATTTCTCCCACCTCCCCCTCCGCCGCTGCCGCCAGAGCCTGCCGTAGTAGAACCTGCTCCACCGCCACCGCCTGCGTAATATGTCGCAGACCCAGAAATAGAAGATTGTGCGCCTGCACCGCCGTTTCCACCTGGGCCGTCCGAAGTCACAGTTGCACCCGCTGCACCCGCTCCACCGCCGCCTGATCCGCAATTATAGCCACTACCACTAAAATCACCGCCATCATTACCTTGACCAGCCGTTCCTGAACCACCAGTGTTTGAAAAGTTGCCGTTTGATCCGCCACCAGAACCGCCCGTAGAGCCTGTAGCTCCTCCAGAGCCACTTGTGTCAAAGTGACCGCCGCCGCCTCCACCAATGGAGGTAATTGAAGCACCACCAGTTAATGTTGAGTTAGTCCCATTAACGCCCTTATTAGGAGGAGAGTGGGTATAATGGTATCCACCTGCGCCACCGCCGCCGACAGTCACAGTAATTGCTGATCCTGTAGGCGTAAATTGCCCACTTAGCAAGCCACCTGCTCCACCGCCACCACTATAATATCCGCCACCGCCACCGCCTGCGCCAGCTACAACAAGATAATCAACAGGGGGTAAATTACCTTGTGTGGGCCACTTATCAGCCGCCTTATACATTTTTGCTTCTGCAACAGACCAAACACCACTGGCGGCAGAAGATTGATAATTTTCCGAAGGCTCTGTTGGGTTGGAAGTAATTATGTTTCCAATATAACGCTTACTAGTCATTGATTAAATCCCATGAAAGTGTTTCTTCATTCCATCTATACTTCTGACCGTCATTTGGATTTGGAGTTGGAGCTTCCCAAAGACAAGTTGTTTCGTTCAAGCCCCAAGAAGTAAAAGGTTTAGGTGGTATAAACGCATCACGCGCTGCATCATATGTGTAATCAATTCCCGCATAATTTTTGCGAAAATTCTCATTGTAACTCGTTTGCTTCCAAGTCCCGCCAAACAAAGACTGACAAAAAGCAAGCCCCAAAGATTCTTGCTCCACCCCATCAGAGTCTAACAAATCATTGTTGTCTATAACCACTACACGAAGGACAACATTATTTTCATCTAGCTCTGCAAAATGTGCCATTAAATTGTTCTCCCAAAAGTCGGAGTATCAGTTATAATGTTTCCTTGATAACGTTTACTGGTCATTAACCTATGCCTCCATGTGCGTTAGAAGTGCCAGAAACACCAGAAGTGGAAAAGCTTAAATCACCAAAGTCTGTTGCATTTCCTGTAGAGGCAATTGTAACATATTGTATAACATTAGTACCGCTTCCCCCGCCCATAACTCCACGAGTAGAATTTGCAAGAGCACCCAATTGTGTTCCTGTCGTAATCATATCGCCAAAGTCTGTTGCATTTCCCGTTGATGCCGTTGTGATATAATCTATTGTATTACTGCCCCCACCTGGCCCTCCGCCACAAAACAAAGTTCTTGTAGCGTTTGAGCATCCAGGCATACTATTTCTACCAACGGTTAAATCACCAAAATCTGTTGCGTTGCCAGTGGACGCAATAGTTATGTAATCTATTATGTTTGATCGAACACTTCCTGACGCGATAAAGCCGCCTCCAAAAACCCCTCGCGTAGTATTGCTTCCTGCGCCTAAATAAACCCTCGTTTGGCTAGAGTCACCAAAATCTGTTGCATTACCTGTAGACGCAATGGTTATGTAATCTATTACGTTTGCCGCTGTAGCCGATCCCGCATTTGTTGTACCGTCACTAAAAATACCCCTAGTGCTTGATCCACATCCATCTAAACCCGCCCTTCCAACGCTAAGATCACCAAAATCTGTTGCATTACCTAAATTTGCAATAGTAACATAATCAATTGTTACCTGATATGATTGACCTCCCCCCCAACACGCTCTTGTAGAAGAAGAAACGGCACCACATTCATATAAATTAGCCGTTCTATCGCCAAAGTCTGTTGCATTTCCCGTTGATGCAATGTTTATGTGTTCAATGGTTGTTCCTCTTTGAAATAAACCAATGTCTCCTGTTAATGGGCCTAAAGGCCAAGCACTAGCATTCTGCATCTGCGTTGAGAGCGACCATACACCTTGATAATTTGGCATTATGAAATCCCTCCGTGGCAGTTAGATGTGGCAGCCGCGCCTCGTCTGCCTTCAAGTAAGTCTCCGAAATCAGTTGCGTTGCCAGCGGATGCTATGGTGATTTGTTGTATATCGCCTAGTGTGCTACCTGTTGATCCACCAATAAACAAACCTTTTGTCGGCGATGCCGCACCAGTAGTCTGCGTTAAATTGGCATTTAAGTCACCAAAGTCCGTTGCATTTCCAGTAGAGGCAATAGTTATATAATCCATAGTGTTGTAATAGGTTCCAGCATTATAACCACCACCCACAACGCCCCGTGTTGAGCTAGATAGAGAGCCAGCCTGTTCACGAGTTAAAGTCATATCACCAAAACTAGTAGAATTGCCTGTTGAAGCTATAGTTATATAATCCAAATCGTTTGTTACTGTTGCCCCACTTGTAACACCAGCATAAACACCTCTTGTTGTGCTGTTTAACAACCCAGAGGCTGCGTAGCGGCCAGATTTATTTAAATCGCCAAAATCTGTAGAATTAGAAGTTGTCGCGATAGTGACGTATTCAATTCTATTTGTATAATTTGGGTTTCCATCGTACCCACCTGCAAACACACCCCTAGTTGAATTTGATACGCCACCTTGACTTGAATTTCCTTGTATCAAATCCCCAAAGTCCGTAGCGTTGCCCACTGAGGCAATGGTCACATACTGGATTATATTTGACAAATTATCACTGTTACCTGAAAAAACTGACCTTGTGCTTGAAGAAGCCATACCCGCACCAGATACGTTTTCAATAGCATCTCCAAAATCAGTTGAATTTCCATCTGTGTTTAGATTTATATACTGTATTGTGTTATCAAGTCCCGCGCTTTTATAGCCACCAAAAACTATTGCCCGCCTTAAAGCCTCTGGACTAACACTCCCACTCGCATCACTAGGCGAAGAGTAACCAAATGCATTGATTGCCCAGACGTTAAAAATGTAGCTTGTGCCGTTAGATAAACCAGTAACATTAATCGGAGAAGAAGTTCCAGAAGCACCCACGCCAGTGTTTGACTGTGCTCTAAATCCAGTAATTGCAGATCCACCAACATCAGTCGGCGCGGTAAATGCAACGCTTACCGAAGCATCCCCTGCTGTACCACTTACACCTGTAGGGCTGTCTGGTGCATTTAGCCCGTCTTGACCTATAAAGCCGCCTCTACCTCTAGCCATGTGCGACTCCTATTAGTCGGTGATTTGCTCGTAGCTTACAATTACTTCTAAATCGCTTGCAGTACCCGCAGTTGCAGTTATTGAAGTATTCTCTTCAAGATAAATTGCGGTGTTCTTGTCCAACACAATCAATGATGCGTCAGCAGGAACAGACACGGTTGCAACAAGCGAGTACGCTGTGC